TGTTTATTGCCTTATAGTCGCCTACCATCTTTTCAGCATCTTCTGGCTTTATACCTTTTGGTAGTGTGACATTTTTATCACCAGAAATATACTTTAAAAGTTGTTTAGCATCGGCCATTATCCCTTTTAAGGTCTTTCTTGACAAATTGGCAGTGTCGGAGAATATTCTCACAAGTAATGGCGAAGTTTTCATAATGAGATTTAGCTCATCATCCATAAGCTCTTCCATTTGCTTATGATAATTGTCTGTCAAGACCTTTAACGACCGCTGTATCTCTTCATTCCCAGCCTGTGTATCGTGCTTTTGTAATTTTTCCTTTTCATTTGCATACCACTTGTCCAGGTTATTTTTCTTTCTTTCAAAATCCGCATAAGTATCAAGGAGTTTATTATAGCTCTCCTTTTGTCTGTTCTGGTAAGCCTTTTCCTCCTCTGCTGTCAGGCCACCTATCAGTGAGGCGTGTTCTGGGGTCAATGTAGTACCACTACCTCCAGTTTTTTCCTGTAGTTCAAGAAGCTCTTTCTTATAATCCTCAATCTGAATCTTTCTCCTTTCGTGGATATATGCCTGTTCAGCATATTCTTTTCTCCACCCTTCTTCCATAGAATCTACAGTTGCCTTGCTTAATTCAAGCTGAAGTTTTATTACGAGGTCTTTCAGTTTATCTGAAGCCTTTTCTTCCATATTGGCCTCTTTTTCTGCCTTCTTATTTTGCCGTGCTAATTCCTCGTCAGTATATGGAGATATGCCGGCAGCTCTGAAAACACCACTTAATGTGGAAAGTCTTTCCTTCAACCCAGAGACATCCTCTCCAGCAAGTTTAGAGCGGGACGAAATCATTGCGGTCACATCTTTATATTCCCCTCTTAACCTGTCAATATATTCCTCCGGAGACTCTTCGGTGCGCTTCTCATATCCCTTGTTGAGCATATTTGTCCGTTCAAGAAAATCGTTGATGTCCTGTATCCATTTCTTTGATGACCCAAGTATCTTTGAAGGGTCTAAAACAGCGCCTATTATGCCTCCTTCACTTTTGAATAATCTCTCCGCACTTTTTTTTGTCTCCTGAAAGGCTGCTGTTATTTCATTAGCCTTATCAAGAATGGGCTGAAGGGTATTTTTGACATATTTTGTGCCTTCCTTTTCCGAACCTACCTCTTCAGTGAATGTCTCAAACAGTTTCTTAGTACCTGACTCAATGTCCTTATATTCCATCCTGCCCCAAAGTACTTCCATAAGAGAACTCTTTAATGTCTCTTTTTGTAAACCGGACAATGCACTTTTTTCTATCTTTTTGGATAGTTTTTCAGCCTGCTTTGCTATTCCTTCAGAATAGGCATCTAATGCACCCTGTATTGCTTTTTCATAGCCACGCTCTCGTGCAACTTCTATCAGTTTTTGTTTTAAAAGCCCATATGCTTCCACAAGATTCAAAACACCACCATGTTCCTCACGCATTTTTTTGAGGTATGGTTCGTATTGTTTCTCTATTGCTTCTCTTGCTTTTTCGTATTGTTCAGTGCCCTTTTTAGCAGCATTAAGAGCACCAAATAACATATCGAGTTGTGTTATATCCTTGCCAAGAGATTTTTCATAATCCTTGTATTTATCATTAAGCCTCTCTTGGGCTTTTGCTGCCTCATCCTGATATGTTGCAAGTTTGTATATTCCATATCCCAATGCGGCAACGGCGGCGGCTACGAGGGCATATACGTTTGCGGACATTGCGGCATTAAGACTTAATTGTGCGGCTGTCAGTGCATGAGATGTCTTTGCAAGCGCAATCTGAGTGATGGAAAGCTGAGTGTTGTTTATTGCGTTGAATTTTGCTTGAAGGGCAGCAAGACTTTGATATGTAGTGATGGCAATAAGGGCAGCCTTATAAGTGCCATATATTGCAACCAATTCAAGTATAATCTTTCCTACTTGCTCGTAATTGGTTATAAGCCATCTAATACTATCGACAGCACCTTTCAGAATCTTATCCCCTTTCTCTCCTATCTCGGCAAACATTATTTGATAAGCATCTCTTAAATTGGATATCTTACCTTTCAGTGTCTCTGCCTGTATCTCTTGCATCTTGTAGAACTTACCACCCTCTGAGGTCATATCTGTAAACATCTCTTTAATCATAGAGAAAGGAACAAGCCTTGCAGAAATTTTATCAAAGACATCTGAGGCAGTAATACCTGTCTCCCCCAATTCCTCAAATTTCTTTCTTAACTCCTCAATGACAGGGATACCTGCTTCTGTGAGTTGCCTCACCTCCTGCCCTCTCAACACGCTTGCAGCTCGTATTTGCCCATATGCAAGAACCAATCTGTCCATGCCAACACCAAGTCCAGCGGATACGTCGGACAACATTTTTGTTGTGTCATACAACTCGTTCATCGGTATAGAAAAAGCCGATAACTGTTTTGTATAACTTATCAAATCCTTAAATCGAAATGGGGACTGTACGGCTAATTTTTTTATCTGGTCAAAGATTTTATTAGCCCCTTCCAGGTCTTTCAAGATAGCCTGTAAGGACACCCTTTGCATCTCAAACTCCCCACTTACTGTGACAAGATTTTTTATAAGTCTTGCTGCGGCAAAGAGAGATATATAAGACGCTGCAATAGTATGGATGTTTTGTAAAATACGTTGTTGTGTATTTAGTACAGAATTTGTATTTTTTATGGTATTGGCAGCTTTCTCCCTTACAGCCTGTGTCCTTGCCTCCTGTGTGTGTATGCGTTCAGCCATAAGAGCCTCACGTTCTTTGAGTGCTATGGCATCCATCTTCATCTTCTTCTCGATGGAGAGGGCATCCATATTCTTCTTGTGGAGAACCCTTTGGGACTCCATCTCTTTGGCAAAATTCTTTGAGTCAAATTGAATATTAATCTTTGCCTCCTTGCTGTACTTCTCAAAAGCCTTCTTCCAGGCGGCATCAATGTTTCTTGTGTCAAGTCCTAAGCTGAAAAACAAATTACCCAAGTCTGCCATATCCGTTTATTTTTTTTTGACTGTACCCCAGCCAGCGTTTTCTATTTTTTTATTTCTATTCCAAACCTCCTTGGTTTTCTCTATGTCATATTTGGTAATCTTCTTTTTATCCCCAAAGTCAAGTATAACTGTGTCGGTAATAAGTATTTCCAGGTAAGCATTGGAATATCCCCAATTATATCCCCATTGTGGTATTGAAAAGCCAAATATGTTTCTCGGTGCAAATAGCCATCCTTGCTTTTCGGCTATCATTCCCTGTGTGCCGATGAAAGTTCTTGGAGGATACGATTTGCTTCTTCCCTCGTCATCGTCTGAAGAGTATCTTTCAAGCCTTGGGCTAACATCATAATTGAGTAATACTCCGTTAGCTGAACTTTTTTTTTACCCATCTCTATTATGGGTAGCAACACACTGTCGTCGTATTGCTTTATATAATAGTACCAACGCCAAAGTAAGGGATAGATAAACTTTATCCTGAAAAATCCATTTGCCACAACACAGGCAGCTAACTTGCATGTTACCTGGCTCTCACTCTTTGGGTCAGTCTTATTATCAACCATAATTGAGGAAAACTTACGTAAAGTCCCCCTCTTCAACCATCCTATATGGACTTTTTTATTGCCAAGTAACACTGTCTCTTTCTCGTCATTTGCAATACTACTCAATTGCCTCTCGTCTTCTATATTTGCCATATTACCAACCCTCCTTATTTTTATTACTATCCCATACCTCTCTTGTACGCTCTATATCCTTCCGTGATGGAAGAGGTATATCCACCCTTGCGAAGGTAGCACCATTTTCCTGCATAATATAAGCACGACGACCCAATATAATAGGATAATAACTATCGTCAGTTACGATAACGGCAACAACAGAATCGGCAAAGCCTTCTTCTTTATTATATGTCTCAAATGATTCTTGTCCCCTGCGAAAAAGGGAATAAGAATTGCCAAGGAGATGATTTATCTCTTCTCCTGAATTTAAAATTTCTCTTAATACAAACATGTCTTTATTTATTTTAAAATTTATTTTAAAAGGGAGGGGCAAGCAATTATCCTCCCCCACCCTTTTTTTATTTACTGTTCCATTTACACATTAAGGTGTCTTAGGAGTCCATGTCAATAGAGCGATATCTGCTTCGCTGTTTCCACCGACAATTTGCAAACTCAAATTAACGCCCATAGGTTTATCAAGTGGGGAGTCGAACACAAGTGAAGGATACCCCTGAACATGCTTCAAGAACAAAGCATATTGTCTATTTTCAGAGATAATCATTGCAGAACCTTCAAGCATCTCGTTGGTGAGAAAATATCCATACCCCGCAAAAGTACCTGTCACATTACCGACTGTCTCATCAGCAGTAGATAATGAAGTAGAATTCTTAGTGTAGAATATTCCCATCAAGTCGTCGTGAATAGTTGGAAGAAACATATCAATAGTTATGTTCCCCGGTTGACCAGTTATAGTCCAAGCCCCAGCTAAGCCAAATACCTTAGTGGGGTTGAGCGTACCTGCGGCTTGAGTTATGTTTAGTGAATCATTCGCAATAGGCAGTTCAAAGTCCCAAGCAGCAGCTGCGAGAGTTGCTTGTACTGTCTTTGCAAAACGGACAGAAGATACGCCATTAAATAGCTTTTTTACTTCAGCCAAAGTTTTAATTGCCATAGTTTTTATAAAATTAAATTATTGTTACGTCACAATTTATGTGAATACAATGAAAACCAAGTTTGTCGCTTCCTACGTTTATTGGGGTAGGGTTGCCTATAATACATTTAGCATTTGTTATTGGCAGCTTAGCGTAAACTGCGGTCTGCATTGATTTTAGTTTACTTATGTTTTCATAAGTAATATTATTTACCGTTACATCACGGGCAAAAAGGGAGATGCGACAAGAGGTAAAACCTGTTCCTAATCGATTATAAATAGAGGTTGGAAATTTCACTACGACAAAGTCGTTCATCCCGTCTGGTGTGGTAAGTGGTCTATCAGTAAATATGTTTGCACTCACTCCCGACATTGCGTTATAAACTACCTGTGTTAAATCGCCAATGTTATAATTTCCTATATCCATTATTTAATCTTTTTAAAACCATTGCGAAACATTGATAACCCCCTTGCTGCGGTATATTGTTTTGTATCGGTAAGTACATTTAAGTCTTTTTCGTTTTCAAGCAGTTCTGAATATTCAGTACCTGTACATACTACAATAGAATATGGCTGTATTGGTTTAAATGTCTTCAAAAATTGCATCGAAGTACTTGTCCCCCAACCTCCATCAGTTTCTACTGTACCTTGAAACTTTCTGTAGACCTTATCATAAGTTCTCCCTCTAAACCATTCCTCTTTTCTCAGCTTACGCCGTATAGCAGGTTTTACACCATCTAAAAAGGTAACATCTACAAGTTGGTAATTTTGATACAGCCCAAAAGCCAAAGAGGTAAGGGTATTTCCTGTTAGATTATGATATTCGGCAGATACTTGAGCATCATGCAAAATATCATCTCCTATACCTATAAAAGCATCATATGCCCTTTCATAAAGCATGCGATAGAACTTTGCCATCCCTTCTTGTATCGCCTTCTTATTGTCCATTAGGTGTTTACCTTATTCCAATATACTGTTAATCCCATATTGCCCAAATAGGCATCGACAACTTCACCCTCCAATATCTTCGCATCTGGCAACGCCCTCATCCTATCTATCACCCGTATCTTGTCCCCTGCCCTTATCTCTATCTCTACGAATGGAATTGAGACTGCATAGTCGGATACAAGTACTCCGTTAGATGGATTAGTATTATTCGCCTTGTAATTTCGCCCTTCACCATTATATACTTCAACCTCAGTGTTGGTGCTATTGGCATCATTAAATGGGTCATATGTAGAACTAACATTACGAGTGATTCTTATGCTGTGCGGATAACGAGGATTACTTATTGTCATAGCCTGTGTATTTTTAGTCCTGTACTTATTGGTTGCTCCCCATTTGCCACATATATATCATCGGCCATCTTGCGCCACATAGCCTTATCGGCAGAGGAAAATGAGGCTGAGGATTCTGAATGTTTCCACCCAGCATCGGCATCATCGACACGTTTACTGCCACTCGGCATAGTTATTGCCCACCGTAAAGCGTCAGCAACACAGAGGTTTAGTGTTTTTTGAGTAGTTGTAGAGACATCCGCCTCACCTACTACAGACCTTTTATGGTATATAGAGGTGAGTGCTGTGTCTGGTATATCAAAACCCACCGAACCGATTATATATTCTGAAATGGTGAGTGCCATGTTATTTTATCTTAAGGTAATACATATACTGAGTTCTGTTCGGTACACATAGTGCGGTAAGTTCTGACTCAATATATTGATACTTATTCTTAGCATCAAATGTTTGTGTCAGGACTGTACGACCTCCATCGTAGAGGGCTATACGTGCAGCAGGGTCAGGAATAATAATAGGCTGTACGGCCTTAATTGTCCCAATCTCACCATCAGGCATAAGAACCCAAGCATCCTCATCAAATGAGCTGAGCCGTGTCTTAACAATAGACTTAGTAGCCTTATCATAGGATTCAACTTCAGAAACAGAATCAATGATATGGATAGGATAACCCAACTTTCTTTCAAGCAGAACCCTCGATTCTTCCTTTGACAGTCTCTTAGCAATGTTACTTGCAATAGTATCTGAGGCAGCCTCTGGATTATAGTAGTAACCCAATGCAATACGCACCTTAGAATGTCCCAAGAAGCGTGTAAAGCACTTCTGCGAAACTTCAATAACTCCAACCGGGGCATAAGCATCTTCTGCGGCCTTTACAAGAGCCACAAGGTCGGCTACGGGGTCTGAAGCGGAACCCTCAGTGGTATATGCGTCGTCAGTCCACCAACGGGCGGTTGATGTCTTTGTGGTTATATTTCCAGGAGGAACCTTAAAATCAAAGGTTACATTTTGGAGACCTTGTGGATTATTAGTATTTAACAAGGTAAATTTACCTGTTGAAACTGCTTGATGTCTCTGGTATTTAAGCGTGTTGTAGTTACCGCCAATGAGCTTGTCAGTACTATTATAAAGCACGGTCAAAATAGCGTTCTCTGCGGCAGCATCAAAAGCACCCTTTCCTGCCATTATCATCTGTTCACGGATAATTTTCTCATTTAACTTAAATCCGTGTTTCATTCTCGGAATCTTGCCTGTGTTAATCTCAATACCATCTACACTACGAAGTGGTGCAGGAGAATCTAAATCAACATAGGTAGCCATAGCGTATATACCAAGCTCAGCTTGTAGCTGGTGGTATGTAAAGTCCATCTGTATCTCTTCATCCCAAACGAAACCGCTTGTATCAGGAGCATTATACTTGTCTGCAAAGACAGTATCTACAAACTCTTGGTAGCTTATACCTGCCAAAGAGCGACCTACAAGGTCATAATATGCAGCATCTCTTATATCAGCCATGATTAGATTCCTCCTTCAAAAATTATGTTAGGGATATATGATTTAACCTCTTGCGGAACAAAAGGTACTCGGTCTGCATATACAGTACCCGAAGTCACAACAGCAACAGTAGCATAAGTAGTGCCTGTCTCTGCGTAAACATCGTTTTCAGTCAGTCCTTTAAAGTTAGCCACATCAATGTCAGTGCCTGCGTGTTCAGATAGGTACAATATAGCACCCTCAGTGATACCCTCAGTAATTGTAGATACAGTAAGCACGATAGCACCCTCGCTTGGTTCAGCAACATCAGATACGGTCAGTTCAACTCCTGTTGAGAGAACCTTAATCTTGTCGCCCGCAACGGGAACTTTGTAATTGTCGCCTGCAAGGATAGAAACCTCAGTAGCGGTTACAGCAGCAACAGCAGCAGAACCAACCACCAATGTAGAGATATAAGCCTCAAGGCCAGAACCTCCCGTAGCTTGTGTCACCACGATAGCAGGTTGTGCACCTGTTCCGCCTACCTTTTGGGTAAAGAGGATAGTGTCACCTGCAACAGCAGTATCATACACAGCGTTAAGGGTTTCGTTAGCAGCGATAAGCACTTGCAGGGCAGTAGCAGTAGCACCCGCATTGTCACCGATAGTCACCTTGCCAGAGGCAGGTGTAGTAACGAATTCAAAGGTCACGCCTCCAATAGCAATGGTGTCTGTGTTAGCAGCGTTCTGCTCTATTTCAAGAGCATACACACCTTTTACAGCAGGAGAGGCAGGGGTAGCGACAACAGCAGCAGCAGTTTTGTAGAAAGCAATAGGCATAGCCGTTCCGCCAACTTTATCCACCACAACTGGAGTACCAGCAGGGAGAACAGAACCAATAGCAGGAACAACGCCCAATTTCGCACCGCTTGTCAGCTTGTCCTCAACCTTTTTCCATACGGGGATACCGCCCCCGATGGTTGTGGTTGTTGAGCCAAAAGTGTTAAACATAAATTTTTAATGTTTTAGTTAATAATTATTTTTTCGTTTCCTTTGACTTCTTGAATTCAAGTAGTTGTGCCCTTTTAGCCTCGGCAGCAGCACCATTATCGCCATTTGCGTTTCTTGGTATTGCGCCTTCGCCATAAGCCTCCTTGTATTCTTTGTCGTACAAAGGGATACATTTTGTAGCCAATGTTTCAGCAGTATCATCTTCGGCAACCTCTACCTTTGCAAGAACATTCCTTAGAATATAATCCTTATTTGCGTTCTGTGCCATTAGTAGTGTCTTTGTCTGTTCCAAGAGCCTCTCCTTTTTTAATTGTCGTTGTGACTCTTTGAGCATTGCCTCTACATCCGCTATTCTCTTTACCAAATCTTTGTCTGGTTCATTAGATATCGGAGGGGTTGGTGATACTTGTGGTGCAGGGGGCTTATGTAGTTTTTCTACTTGCTCTTTCACCTTATCGGCTACATCTTTGTTCAGTTGTCCGCCCAATTCCTTCAAATCCTCAATAGCTTCGTTTACAACATCTTCTGTCAATTGTTCATCTGTTGTAATTTTCTTTGCCATTCTCTGAGCTTTTGACCTTATAGTGCGGTCTGACAGTGGGCTGTTTTTCAACCCTGCGATTAGTTTTTGGTAGATTTTTTCTTCCATTGTTTTTATTTTATGGGGTTTTTCCCCGATTAAGTAACATATTTGTTATATAACATTATTGTTATATAAAGTAACAACCATGTTTTATTATGCAAAGTTACGAAAAAAAAGCTATGCTTGTATGAATTTTAAAAAAAAAATCGTAACTTTGCACTAATTTATGGAGAAATATACCGATTATAAGACAAGGGATGGGAAAAGAATTATTTCCCATGAGTATATAGAACACATACGCTCCCTTAATGAGCCACACAAATATATAGTGCCGCAAGTAGGGGGGCAAGAGCTGGCCTTGGCTTCAACGGCGGACATAATATTCTATGGAGGAAAAAGGGGAGGTGGAAAGTCTTTTGCACTCATAGAAGAGGCTATAAAAGATATACGTAACCCTTTCTTTGTGGCGTACATATTAAGAAAAGAAAAAGACGATTTTAAGACACTCATAGATACTGCAAATAGCCTTTATCAACCATTCGGCACTTATAACCGCTCGGCAGACGACATGTCATGGAAATTATTTAGTGGGGGCTCTATATTTTTCCGTTACTTCAAAGACGCTTCCTATGAAGAGTTTAAGGACAGGTTCCAAGGTAGGGAAATACCATATATAGGCATTGATGAGGTGACACAGATGCCATATAAATATTTCAAATATCTTCTCACATGTAACAGAAACTCTAAAAACATACGCAACAGGATTTTTGCTACATGTAACCCTGACCCATATTCCTGGGTGGCAGAGTTCATAGATTGGTGGATAGGTGAGGACGGTGTGGCTCTTCCAGAGAGAAGTGGAAAATCAAGATATTGTTTTATGGATGGCG